TCCAACGATGATGCCGTTGCGATCCAAGATCGCCGCTGTCCAGTCAGGCGACAGCTTCTGGTCTTGCATCAAGGCGGATAGTACCTCCGGTCCGAGGCCCATAGCCAATACGTAGACCACCTCCCCGTCCCGGAAGACTGGCACTCCCACGCTCAAGATCGGCCGCTTCAACACCGCGCCCAGAATAAGATCGGAAATCTGCGGCTTGCCCGTTGCGACGACCCGATCATGCATTTCACTATTTGTCGCGCGCGGGAGGGGTTCGCCAAACGGCCGATTGGTGCTGAGGAGTTGCTGTGCGTGAGTGTCGTGCAGGACGATCGCGGTGCCGCGGATCTTTAGCGCCGCTCGCATTTGCTGATCGAATTCCTGGAAGTTACCCCTTTGCAGGCTCGGCGACGTTGCGAGCACCTGAAGCTCGGCCCAGATGGCGTTGATCTCGCGATCGGCGTCAGCGCCGAAACTCTCGACCATTTGCTTGACATCGCTCTGCATCTGGGCGCGCTGGTCATCGACCGACCGCAGGATGGCGAAGCTCCCCATCGCCACCAGAGGCAGCGCGGTCACAAGCGCCAGCATCGCGAGGCGGGCCGGAATACCGAAGCTATGGCCGCGCAAAAGTATCTTCATGAAAGATCCGCGTTAAGAAGGCCCTATAGTCTCGACCGCACCCGCGGATACGGGCGCGGGTCGACGACGTGACCCGCTCGCCATGTCATCTGCGGTCATTGAGCGAGATCTGCCGTGGGTCTTCAATCGCGCGCTGCCGGGTGACAAACTCTTCGACCGACAGCGCATAATACCGGTTCATGGCGCCGCTGTGCACAGCGTTGACGATCGTGGCCTTGCGCCGCGCGACCCATCGCCTTGTATCGGGCGGCGGCAAGTTGACAGGGATTGTGTTCATCTGCCGCAAAACCTCGTCTTTCGACGGGTCCTTGAGCATTACGTTCTGGCCAGAGCATGCACCATCGTCTCCCAATCGCTACAGTGGTCGAGTGTTTCCGACCACATTGCGCTGCAGCCCAATAATTGCCCCATTGACCTCGCCTCGCCGCGGCGCCGACGGTGAGAGGGGGAGATCACACCGCGACCAGATCCGCTATTTGCGGGGCTCTCGGTAATCGCACGAGACTTAAGCCGCGTGCGCTTGTTGAGCTTATTCCGCCTGAGCGGGGTCGCTTCGGATCGGGGACCACTCTATCGGGGACCACTATAAGGTGTAAATCTGCGTAACGTTAGGTAAAAAATTCGGGATCAGCTGCAACATTCAGTTACAGAATGCCATTAGCCAGATCCGAGCGGAGGCTGACCTTCCATATTATCGGGGTCAAAGGCCATTCAGCCGCAGTATGGCTGGGACGTCAGCCCAAAGGAGCCCGATCGCGAATCGCTCCAACTGCGCCAATTTGTCTCACCAGCGGACGATAACGGCCAAGGCGCCAAGCGAGCCTGAGGGTGATCCAGGGAACCTCGCTGCGGCTCGGCGGCCGCGCGAGCTGCGCCTTTTCAGGGCTTCCCCCCTGCCGATACAGACGCGCACGCGAGCGAGAGAAATTCGCCGCGTGGCGTGACGTCGTGATAGGACTCCCGGATCATGCCGGTTCGCCGCAAGGCCGGCGCCCGCGAGCGGAACCGGCAGCGAGTCCCGGACGAACTCGCGCGGCGGCTCGAGGGCACCGGGAGGACGAACGGTGCCTTGGCCAACTGACGTACTGGGAAGACGAGCGCGCTGCCGCGGGCGAGCTCTCTCTTCAAGCACGCGCTGGTGCAGACATTGCGTACAGCATGTAGCTGCTCGGCCTGCGCCGTTCATTGCACGGACAGATCGCCCGCGCGCTCGAGGAGCGGTTTCGCGACGCGATGGAGGGGCGGCCCGAAACACTGCCTCACCATTTCACCGAAGCGGGTCTCTTTAAGAAGGCGGTCGGATATTGGTGCCGCGCGGGCCGCCAATCCGTGGCGAAATCGGGTTTCGTCGAGGCAATCACGCAACTGAGGACGGGGCTGCGGCTCATCGCAGATCTGCCGGACACTCGCGAGCGCAAGCAGCGGGAGCTCGAAATACAGATCGCTGTTGCGGGCGCACTGTCCGTGGTCGGCACCGTCAACTTGGGGAGGCATGCGCTTGCGCCGATAGCACTTGCCGCAACGTGCAATGCGCGGATCGCGTCCGCGAATGAGATCTCCTATAGTGAGGACCTCAGCGATTTTGGGCATCCGAACATTGCTGGAGAGTTTAACTTCAGTCTTCCGAAGTTCAACCCGGCTCACGGAGTCCTCTCGGACGTGGCGATCAGCTTTAGTAGCTCGTCGGCAAGTGGAGCTTCCGGACCGCCGGGCGGCGGAGGATGGGAATTTGGATTTACGATCACCGGACCGGGAATACCGCCCCGCGCTCCCGGCACCTTTGACTCGCTGAGCGATGTCGTTTTCCTTGGTGCATCAACAGGAGCGTGGTCCTCTCTCTTAGCTGGCGGTTTGACGATAATCCCCTCGAGCAAGGGCGGATATATCGGTGATGGCATTTAGCATTCCAGTCGAGCATTCCGAGTTCGGGCTCGGCGCAACGAACTGCGCTGCTAGTATCAAGTTGCGTAAGTTAGCGGACGTGATAATCTGCCGTTATGAGAGCGGCGGAAGTGGTACTGACGGACGAGCAGCGGGCGACCTTGGGAGGTTGGCTGAGCGCGGGAAAAACTGAGCGGCGCATGGCTTTCGGGCGGAAGTGATCCTGGCCATTGCCGAGGGGCTGAGCAACCAGGCGGTGGCAGAGCGACTGGGCACGCGCCCGGCGACGGTCAGCAAATGGCGGGGCCGCTTTGCGCAGGAGGGTTTCTCGGGTCTGCGCGACGCGTCGCGCAGCGGCAAGCCCAGGCAGAGGAGGACCCATTGTCGCTGGTGGGGCGAGACTTTGTAAACGCTGGCCTTCGGCCACCGCCTCCGGCGGCTGCGGCGTTGACAAAGCCTCGCCCCACCAGCCCAGTGCGCTGCCATCCCTTCGACGCACCACTGCGGCTGAACCCGCGTCGCTCAACCCTGCCCCGGCGCGGCGGCCCCGTCTGCAAGCAAGCGAATATGCAAGGACCGCGAAGATGGCTTGAAAGCAACGCGGCGCTAACGCCGACCGTGTCATTGGGCGCTCCAGCCCGTCGGAATGAACCAGGCGCAGGCCGCTATGCTGACCCCATCCTGGCCCGCCCGATCCCGGGCAGCTAAAGGCCGAATACATGACCGTCCAAGCCGCTCTCGACCTTGCATCCGGGAAAAGGTCCATACATGACACGCGAGTTTTTCAGCACCCTGCTAATGGATTCAGCCTGGTTCTATCGTGGCCCATCCTTCATTAAGTCAATCTTCTGACGCGCCCGGAACACGATCCTCTCCCCGGCTTTGAGATCTCCCGATATTGTCCACAAACGCAATGCCACGTTCAGCGGATCAAGACGTAGGACACTCCAGAATATCAGTTCACCGAACTGATGCTGCAGCCCATGGCAGTCAGTGCAAAGAGATATGGAATAGCGGTCCGAAGGCTTTATTCCCGTGCCGCCGTCAGACCCCGAGCGCACATGCGCGGCCTCTGAAGGGGCTGCTTTGCCACAGACAACGCAAGGAAGTTGTCTGACAAAGGCTAAATGCTGTGTGCGCCTTCGGAGGTCCGGCTTGGGCCTGCCGCGCGATAGCGTGCGGGGGATGCGGGGCGCGGGCATAAGTTACGGCACGAGTTCAATAGCCTGCGGTCGCTGAGCGATATAGCTTGCCGCGAAACCGCGAAACCAGGCACCATTGCTGGACTTACAACAGCTCTCATACGTCGGATGTTCGTCGCGCACTGGGTTCTTTGTTTGCTGCATCAGACCAGCGGCGGTTACAAAGACATGACGCATCATGGAATTGCATCGAGGCTTGCGCGCAGCGCTGCCCTCAGTGCTAATCTACTCGGCGGGATCGGCAATTCATGCGTCGTGCGGATCTTCTCCATCACGCTCTCGATAAAGAAATTGAAGATCTGTAGTTCTCTGTCGAGGGTCTTGATGAACTTCTCATCTGGATCAACCCGCATCACGAGTTTTGGCAAGACGTCATGCCAGCAGACGATGTCGACCCAGCATCGTTGAGAGATGTACAGCTGACCCTGCAACTGAGGCCGGAAGCGTTCATTGAGTTCTCCCGAAATCCAGTACTCGACCTGAGTGTGCGGTAGCGGGGCCTTGATTTCCAATAAGCCGTCCTCGCCGACCAGCCGATCCGGACTGCATCCCATTGTGTGCTCGTCATCGGTGATGAAGCCGACCCTCTGAGTGGTTGCGTCTTGATCGAATTCATACCAATCGGCCGCCTCTGCCTCGACGATCAAGCCCCGCTCCATCGCCGGCGAAGTGTAAAATTCGACCCTCTGCTGCAATATCCGCTCGGCGATCAGAACGCACGCGTAGTCGCGCCACTGCTTCGACGGTTTGCCCTGGGGTGTGATGATCTTGTAGAAATTGGAGCTTGTTGGGATCCCAATCTTGAGGCGGTCATATTCCTCCGAGTATTGCGCTACTTCATGAAAGATTGGCATGACCGACCTCCGCCTTGGCGATCTGCTCCGCGAGAGTGGTAATGGCCTTGCGATAGTCCCGGGACGCGATCGTCGCGACCGCGGCTTCGAGAGAACCGGCTTCGTGGATGCTCTGAGCCCGCATGTATTTCAGAAACTTCGGCCCGGCTCTTGCCTTTTTGATCAACTCCAGTAGCGTGTTGGTCTGAGCCTCGTCTATGGCGCCTCCATTTCCGTCGTCATCATCGCCTATGACGACGATGTTGAAGATATTGCAGGCGATATAACGGCGCAGGTAAGAATTTGTGCTCCCTACACCCTGGACGCTCGACTTGCCGCCCGAGGTGTCCAGCGGAGCGGGCATATATGAATCTTCGAAATGGCCGCCCGGCAGGTGCTTTAAACGGCCGCGGATCAGGATCCAACAGTGCTCCCGCGGCTCGTCGGAATAGGAGAGATCCATCTCATCCTCCAATAAGAGCGGGCGCAGATGTTTGTCGATCTCCTCCAGAGGCGCGTATTTGAACGCTTCGTAAGTACCTTTCTGAGGCTTTCCCTTGTCGAATTCATAAAGGGCGGACTTGTTCTTCACGACCTTGATGCCGGCGAGCTTCTTCAGGATCCGGCCCTTCGCCGCATTGAACGCAAGCTCGGCCTCTTCCGCCTTTAGTCGCTCGTACATTCCGACGATGCGTTCGAGCTTTGTAGCGTCGGCGCCCGGATCAAGCGCCACCCTTTCA